ATTAAAATCCTTTTGAAAATTAAGTTCTGGAATTTCGTTATTTATTACAGATCTAACATAAGGATAATCCTCTTCAGGATTATGGACGGCTACCTTTCCATCATTCCAGTTAAAGTGAGGCTTAAAATCTATATGTTCATCTTCAAATACCTTGGGTGCTTGCTTATTAATATCGTCTTTTATGTTAAATACTACATGGTATGCTTTTATTTTTCTCATTTTAAATATTTTTTATATTCTGATTTTACACTAACTTTAAATACATAAAGATCTCTATTGTGTATAGATATTTCTTTGCGTACTATTTTTTCAAGATATTTAAATGCTTCAGGATTTAGTTTAGACTCTGATTCTAAAGTTAAAATCATATCTTGAGCACTCATGTGATATTATTCACTTAATCTAGACGCTTCTAGCCAGTATTGCACGTCTTTATCCCTATTAAAGTTATATGTATATGAACCTATTTCTTGTGCTAATTTCCACATTAAATGATGTTTTTTAGTATAATCTACAGTAGGTAATATTTTTGCTGCTATAGCTTTATTATCATCATCATAAGATTGACACCAATTAGTTAGTTCAATTACCATATCCTCAGTAAGAGGTGTAATATTTCCTGATGCATGTAATAGATTCTCTACACTTAAAACTTTAAGTTCTCCTATATCAATCAAGTATGCTAAGTTTAAAGCTACCGGTGTTATAATCCATTCTTCCATTAAATCATCTCCATTAAATCCATGCCAAGTATTAAAATAAGTAGATAATTTATCATCATATATTACTTTTCTATGGTAGTTCTCAATAAATGAACACCTTCCGTTAGTTTCAGAAAAAGCTTCATAGTTCCACAATTTATACATAAGCTGTGTAGATAATATTTTTTCACTATTATTATAGTCGGTATAAATATTATCATGAGATATTAAAAAATCAGCCTTTTCATAATCATTTGTTATTGTTACCTTATGTTCTTTAGCTGAAGATTTAATTCTATCTAATGTTACTGGACATTTTGATAAAACAAATCCTCTTTTATAATCCTTAATTTTATTATCGGCTATTGTATTATTAGATAATAAATCACGAACTTTATCAAACACTGATGTATTTTGTGTTATAAGCACATCTGCTATTTCTGTACCTGAAGTGACGAGACCATAATAGGTCTCGTCCTCTAGGCCAAAATGCTTCAATGCGTCATTATTATAATTTTCATATAAATTTTTTGATGCCATTATTTTACAGTCATTTTAATTATTTCAGGCTTCATCATAAGTTTATTAAACTTTTGCTTATTCCCGTTAAAAATAGTTCTTACAATTAGATACTTTAAATCATTGGTAAAATGCTCTTTTGTACAAAGAGATTCTAATCTATCTGTGATTTTTTGATTAATTGTATTTTCTTTTGAATATACTACAGCATAATTAGCAAGTCTTGTTGCTAGAGTTGATGCAATATCTGCACGATAGCTATCATCTTTTCCAACACAACCGGTTAACTCACCAAGAATATATTGCTCATTATCATGGGTCAATAAATCTTTTGGTGTAACTAGTTTATCTAACTTGTTATTAATAAAAGTTGTAAACATAGATGCAAATTCATCTCCAACGCTACCTTCTCCAATCATTTGAATATAACTAAGGCTATCATCAAAGTTTTCAAAACTTGATATTGCATTAAAGAATGTAGTAATTGCACGGGCATTTGTTTCCTGTGTTACTAATTCAGGATGTAACAACAAGAAGTTAATACATCTTGTGTCAATACCAGCTTCTTCTGCCCAACGAGCCCAACAGTTTACATCAAACTGCAAGTTTGCAGTTATATAACGTGTTTTTTGTGCTGCATCAACAGAGTTTACCATATAATCTCCATTATCAGGATTTGCTGTTAAGACAATATGCCAATCTTCTGGTAATGACCAAGAAATATATGTCTGACGATCTATCAATTCCATAACAGCTTGAATAAATCTTTGGTCAGCACGGTTCCAGTCATCAAGTAGTAAAATACCACCTTTCTTTTTTCCTGAGATCCACTCTGGCGCACAATAAGACATGCGATTTTTACCTGTCATTTTGTAACCATTATTTAGATAGTCACTAACCGCCATTTCACTAACCCATTGACCAACTTTCTTAGTCACTGTATTGCTAGACATTTTTACCATATCTTCTGTAGCAGCTTGTTTACCTGCTCCATATTGTAAATTTTTATCTTGAGTTGGTATTGTTACAACTTTCTCTTTATACATTTGAAACTCTCTTACTGGGAAACCAACAAGATCACCCAACTCCTCAATTTGAGCTAAATTCAATTTAACAAAATCAAGACTGTGATCTTCAGCAATCTGTTTTACTGTAGATGTTTTACCAATACCAGATTCACCTAGAACTTCTATTGCTACAGGTAGTTTACCTTGCTTTTGTAAAAACCTGTTATTATTAATAATGTGATCCATAAAACCATTTAGATCATCAATGTTTAAATTTACTTGTGCCATAATTTTTAATTTAATTTAATTTTTAATCCGGGAAGTGCTTCATTTACATCAGATATACTACTATGAACCCATAAGGTATTCTTAGGACAGTTATCTGGTGCATAAGCTTCACCATCTGTTAGATATATTAGCGCTGTATAACGCCCGTTTTCATTATAATGATCTATTACAGGTTGAAATGATGTACCACCTCTACCTCGAACTTCTAAATCCTTTTTAGGATTAAATTCTTCTACACTTCTTAGACGTGTATCACATTGTGCAATTGTAATTTTATGACCAGTTTTATGCATATGACATAATTCATTGGCAAACTCTTTAAGTTCATCATTGTTTACTGAACCTGATGTATCTATTCCAACACATATATGATTCTTAAATTTAATCTTAAGACCCGGGTTACCAGAATATCTTTTATTATACTTTCTTCTTAACTTTTTTGTATAAGCAATTGAAGAATTACCAATAAATCTTCTAAGATATCCTTTCCAATCAAACTTAGTCGGTTCAATATAGCGTAACCGTTTAATAAGATCAGCTAATTCACCAGGTATATTTCCAGATCTTTTTTCTGTAACATCTGCATTCTCTTTAACCTGATGTTCAATCTGTTTTTGAATTAACTTTTTTTCTGCTTCAGGTATATCTTCAAACTCTTCCCATGTAGAATGAGACCATGGCGTATTTTCATCCATTTGATTAAGCAAATTATCCAATGATGGACATGTTCCATCTTTTTTTGCTTGTTGTAATAGATCATAATACACTTTAGTTCCTGCTCTTTCTGGAAGATTAAGTTCTGGAAAAGTATCTAAAGTCAATCCACCATCAGGTAAACATAATGAATCAATATATTGATTAATCTCAATATCTGCAGCTATATTAAATAGCTTTTTATCATCATATCTATCTCGTACTGTAAGATGACCAAATGATATATGAAGTAACTCATGTTTTAACAATCCTTTTCTATGATTTTCTGACAAATCTGTAAAAAAATCACTGTTAATTGTAAGCTGAACTCCAATTCCATTCTTACTTACACCTGCCGTAGGTATATCATCCCTATAAACCTTATTAAGGCCAACTAAAAAAAGCCCATAAAAGGGCTCATCAAATATTAAATTTTTGCTAGTCTTTGATACTAGATCTGCTATTTTCATAAATTTTTATTTTTTCAAATATTTATCTTTTAAATAATAAAATATATCCTTTTCAGCTTGAACTGAGGATTTATATACATTTTTTTCTATCTCGTCTAATGTAAGATCTGTCCAATTATAGATTGTAAACTTACCTTTTATAGTACTACGGCTATAGAGTATTTTGGCTCTAGAAACTGTATTTACGGGTTTACATAATAGTTTTATCATTAAACTTGATAACTCTATATTTTCTATACATTTTATAGCTAATTCCCTATCATCACTTCCTGATGTTAACATGGTAATTATATTCTTGTATGTTTCTAAGTCTATTTTTACAATCTCATTATTCATTAATTATTTCAATTATTACTCCTGGTTTTTCTTTATCATATTCATACTTATTAAATGAAGGGATTATAAAAGTCATATTATCATCCTCAATCCATCCATTTTTAACCATATCATCTTGCACAGTTTGCGCAGGGTTTATATAATCAAACTTATGTCTAGTACCTCTTATAAAAGTAAAAGCTATTTTGACCGGTAGTTTATGCTTCTTTAATTCCTTTTGAAATTGAGATGCATACTTCTTATAGTAGGATAAAGTATCCTTTCTATATTTCATAACTGTCTTACTAGATATGAAGTACTTGCCTGTCCAACGTCTTCCATTTTTACTTGATGGCACATTACCTGGTATAAACCATTTCATATTATTTGTGTATAATCTTTTTTAATAGAGGTGAAAGAATAGAACGAACATATTCAATACCGTGATTCTTAACAGAGTCAGATATATCTTTGTCTTTGTCTAAACATAAGCCATCTAAATCATACATTGACTTATACGTGGCTATTGCTTTCTTTCCCGCCTCATCATTATCAAAGAGGGTTATTACTTTTTTGTATTTAACTTTTAAGTTTTCAATTATGTGCGGTTTTATTAATGTATTTTCACTATCTGGAGCTATTACTTCTATATTATAACCAAATGATTTTAGACACATTGCATCTTTTAATGATGAACATATAACTAAATATGGTTGGTCATACTTTAACTGATCAAGTCCTTGTACATGCGGCATTACTTTATGAAACTTATGCTTTTTATTATAAGGTTGATATACCTTATATACTTCGTTATTATTATTATAATAACCATACATATACTTAGAATCAATTTTTATTTTCTCAGACTCTCTGGTCATAGTATAATAATCAATAGGCTTTACATTATATTTCTCTAACATACTGCTACCTATATTATATTGTAACCAATATTCTGCATCTGTTTTATACCAATCTCTTGGAACAACTAGTCCCATTTCCCATTTTGTTACGGGTTTAATAGATTTTCTATTAATTGGATTTTCTTTAACATATACATTATAGTCTTTTATCATTCTTTCTAAAGCATGCGAATAACTAACATTAAATAATTCTTGAATAAGATTAATTTTATTACCACCTTTTCCTGTAGAAAAATCCTTGAACATATAACACATTTTTGTTTTATCTACATATATACATAGACTAGGTGTACGCTCTCCTGGATTCCAGGCAGATTTTATTTTAAGATCTTGCCCAGTCAACTCCTCATTTATATTGAGATAATATCTAAATACCCAGTAACTAGGTATGTCTTTCTCACTTGTAACTAAGTTTTTTGTATTGAGCATATTGTAAATTTATAAAAAAAAGGCAGAGGTGTGCTCCTTTGCTTTCGGTTGATGCCGGTCTTAACCATACTCACGTCCACTTTTGCACATGCCTTATTTTTTATATTTTATTTTTACAGATCAAAATCTGATCCTGCATTATTAGCAGGTTCAAAACTTTTAGTTTCTGAAGAAGTCTTTTTCTGAACTTCTCTTACATGGTCAGCTTTAGAAAACTTATACAGCCTAGAGTTTTCTACATCTAATGCTTCTAATGGAATACCATCTTTTGACATACGTGGCAAATAAAGATCATTATTTATATAACCTTCTTTATTTTCCCACTCTCTTGCGCCAATGCAAGCATTAATATATGTATCACCTGATAACACTTGATTAGCCGAATCCATAAATTCAGCAATTGTATTAGCTTCAATTGAATCAAGATCATCTCTTTTATCAAGAACTTCAGCTAAATATATCATGGATCTCATAACATCGCTTTCAAGCTTAACTTCTCTACCACTTGGTAAAGTAGCATCTTTATATGCATATGGGCTCATTCTTACTCTCCCTACTTGACCTTTATAACGCGGTCCATCTTGATCATTAGGATCAACTAAGAATCCATCAAATTCACCTTTAACAGGCTCAGATTCTACATGTAATACAACATTATATGCATCCTTATCATAAGGAGTTTGGTCAAATGTAATCTTATTAATCTTGATTACTTGATTGCCTGGACTAATCACAGGTCTTGCTTTGCCGCTACCGGCACTCATGTCTTTTGTACTTAACATACTTTTCAATTAATTAATTATTGTTCATACTTGATAATACAGTCTTTAACAAACTGTAGATCGTTTTCTATAAAGGTTCCTTCAAACATATCCATAGGAGACTTGGCTGTAGTCTCACCATTAGTTTGTGTTTCAAAACCATACTGCATTTTACCATCTTCTTCTCTAACAACTTTGCCAAAGAGGACGATTGAAAAAAGACCTTCCAAAGTTAATGCATTATCTATCATTTTACCAACAGTTTTTGCTTTAACTTTATTACGGCCATTGATGTCTGTTGTAGACTCTGAATGAGTAAGAAAGAAACAATACAAATCATCTCTCAAATCTTTGGGCATTTTTGCAACCTGAGCTAGGTTAGAAGCGATTGAGGTGAATTTATCATAGCCTTTCTCATTTGCTCTATCAAAGTATTCAAATGCAGACATATACTGCCAATCATCAATAACTAGGTTAGTGATGTGCGGCATCTTATCATTGACATGTTGTATAGCTTTTATAATCCCTGCGGCAGATGATGCATTAGTCATATTACCTTTAGGGTTATCTTTGCTTATCAATGTATAATTCTTTTTCCAACCTTTAAAAGGTAATGGTTTGTTTGCTATATTAATCCAAAAAGTTGTCTTTGGATCTAAGTTTCTACCAGACGTTGATTTACCGGAGCCTGAGTCCGCGATTACTAAAACACTTTGTGCCATACTTATTTATTTATTGATTTTGCTATTGATTCTAATGCTGTTGCTATTCTCTGTAGCACTTTAGTTATATCATCTTTATCATCAGGATCAGGAAGAAAGAAAGGATTCTCCATCTCTGTTTCTTTTGATGATTTTGTATTAAGATCCTTAACTATTGTTAACTCACTTACAGGTATAAGATGTCTTTCAAAACCTGAGTTGCTTGTAACTAACTCATACTCTTCCTTCCAATGAGGATTATTTTTATGAAAATATAAAGTTCTTAGTGGATCCTCAGAATCATATTCTATACTGACAAACTCTGTATAGATATCATCATTCTTTTGTAACTCACTTGGAAAAAAACTAACATATAATTCATCTTTTCCACTTGGCCTATATGCCATCTTAGGTATATATACTGCATCAGAATCTCCAATTTTTTGGAAATAAGACTCATGCTCTTCTCTTAATTTCGCAATCTTTGCTTTTCTCTCTGTTGGGGTCATTACTTTTTTTTTGTACTTATCATCTTCTTTCTTGTTGTGGCGGAGTTGCCATTTCTGATACTTGCATCCTTTCAAACTCAGCTTTGAAAAAACTCATGCGAGCATCTCCATTTCTTGCTTTTAGAAAATGTAACACAAGAGTTCTATCATCTTGTATCATATATCTATCTGGGCCGTAAAATCTAATCTTTTGTTTAGCGGGTCTATTAATACCAAGTAGCGTATCAGCATGTTGTAACATAGCATCTGAACCAAATATATCTGATTCAAGAATATAGTTACCATATTTACCATCTACTGCACGATCCGGGTTATCAATATTTCTATTAAGCTGAGACAGTGCAATAAACAAACACGGATAGTCACGTTTACATTGTGTAAAGAATTCACCTAATTCAAATAACATATCTAATCTATTATTTTGGTATGGTGCTCTTTTTACAAGTATTGTATGATCCAGAGTTATAATGGTCTTTTGACCCTTATGCTCATTCATATACATATCAACCTGCTCTCTCATTTGATTAACAGTCATTGGAGTACTTATAATATCAACAGGATTTGTAACTCTAGTCTTAGCATACTCATAGCATTGATTAATTACATCCGTAGTTAAAGTACTACCAGCTGAACATAACTCTTTATAAGTTTTACCCGTTAATGAACTAAATTCTCTAATTGCTGACGTTCTACCAACCATTTCAAATTGAAACTCTAATACTCTAAAGTTATCATTAGGGTTTAAATCAAAAGATTCTCTTATTATTTGATCTTTAATTAATGTTTTACCTGATCCTGGTCTACCACCTATTACAGTTAATGTATTCCATTCTAAACCATCTGTAGTAGCGTCATTAAACTTTGGCCAAGGTGTATATATAGACTTCTCCTCACCGGATTGTCTTTTGCTCATATAGTTTAGAGCTTCTTTAAATGCTTTATACTGCCCTCCCCAGGCCGATATTGGTTTACTCATTCAATTCCATTAAATATTGTGTTACTTGATAATAAAACTTCTTTGCTGTTTCTTTAGCTAATCTTTTTGCAGTTATTGATGCAGCATGTATAGCTTGTTGTGTATTCAATGTACTGCCTACAGTTACTTTTTCATCAAAGCCTTTTATTTCTTTGATTAAACTTTCTGCATACTCTCTGACTAAATCTTGATCAGTCTCTTCTTGATTTTGTTCTTCATGTATCATACTACTTTTTCTTTGAAGTGATCATCCTCAGTGCTTATACCATCACGAATCATATCACAATAGTCAGCAAGCTTTGAGGTTTTCACTTTATGTTTATCTTGTTTAGATATAAAGTACTGACTATTTTGCATATAAAGGTAATTGTTTTTTTGATACTCATTTACATACATCTTAGCAGCTTTTATGACTTCTTCCCAAGTATAATCATACTCTGCAAAAAACCATCTAAAATTTTCAGTAAGTATTTTAACATTATTTCTTGCAGGTACACCCGAAGGTAATTTACCTTTGGGAAATATAGCTCTATACTGATCCATATTCAATGAACCTGATTTTCCTAATAACTGCTTATTAGTTTTCTTTTTATTTACAGTAAAATAATTATTTAATGTTACAATAACTTTTCTCCCTTCTGGAGTTATTTCATTTTTATTACTTATATATCCTTCATTATATAGAGCTATTGTATCTGTAAGATCACAATCTGAAGGTGTAACTCCTTCATCAAATGCAAATAATATCATGCATTGATTAGGTGTTATACTATATTTTTGAATTTTTCGGAATAATTCCCACATATTGTGCTATTCTTTTTGAGACCTTTACATATGTTTCCATAAATACCGGGTCCGCTGTTATTAATCTATGCTTTGCAGTTTGATATTGATGCATTACACTACAATGTTTTCTATTTATATAGTTTCCAATCTTATCAAATGTATAACCAGCTCCTCTAGCAAAAAATGAAAAAATTGTACAATAAGTTACAAAGTCCGGAACTCTAGTTCTTAAAGTTGTAGATCTCCAGTAAGGCAACCATTCAGGATGTTCTTCTTCCATTACTGCTATAATACATTCTTCTAGTGTTTTTAAATCTAAAGTCTTATCCTTAGCATCTGATATTACATATGCTCTTATTCCATATTTATCTAATACTTTTTGCTTAAATTCATCTACTTCTGAATGAAATTCAGATAGCTCATTTTGCTTCATAAAATGTTGGTTTATAGTTAATAAAGATACGAAAATTACAAGGTTTTACCAAATAATTCTATCTTGATAATCAAGAGAATCATTGATTTTTTTAAATACATCTTGAGAGTCCCATTTACCTCCTTTGTAAGCTGCACTAGCCGGATGAGCAACCTTATGAATAATTTGTTTATCTAATCTCAATTGCCATTCTTCAGCTTTTTTACCAAGTAATACAACCTGCAAATCTTTAAACTCACGGTTTATAGATTGAAGTATATGATGTGTAAACGGTTTCCATAAATCATAATGACTACCTATCTTACCAATCTGTACAGTAAATGCAGTATTTAACATTAGTACACCTTGGTTGCTCCATCTTTTTAGATCTAATGGATCATATAATAGATCATTAGTTCTAAATGCCGGGTATTGTCTTTCTAATTCACTGAATATATATCTTAAGGAAGGTTGGGGCTTGTCATTATTAGAACAACTAAATGAAATACCATCGGCTACACCTAATTGAGGATATGGATCCTGCCCTATAAATATAACCTTAAGTTTATCATAAGGACACTCTTCAAAAGCTCTAAACAAATCTTTAAACTTTGGTGTGAATCTACGATCTTCTTCAGCTTCAGTTTTGAGTTTATATATTAGTTCATGAAACCCGTTTGAGTTTATCATTGATGAAAACATATCCCGCCAGCCTGCGTCAATTAGTTTTACAAGCATTTTTTCTTGTATATCTGCTATGTTAATATTTATTTTATTCATATATTTGTTATTAAAATTAATATTATGTCAGAAGATAAAATTGATATCAGTGATGGAATTGACTTCACAAAAACAATCACGGACATTTCAATAAGTACATCTTACATTTTTGGTTTAGAACAATTAATGGTTCATTATATTACTAATATGGATAATCCCGGTATTATAAAACCAATGTTTGAAAAATTTAATTCTATAATAAAAGGAGAATTTGATGTAGAATCTAATCCACTTAATGAACAGGAACTTCATTTATATACTTTATTTTCTTTACAACAGCTTTTTAGAGCTAAAGCCTATGAACAAGGCCATGACATAAAAATTAATAAAACAGTAAGTAAAGATCTTGTTGATAAATTACTAAAAGCTACTTTAGAAGGTGATCTTGAGCAGATAAAAAATATCAATGAAGAAATACAGAAAGATCTATCTTAACTGTATTCCTTGTTCATCACCAATTCTTAAACATTCTTGAATACAAAGATTTAATTCATCTTTATCACAATCTGCAAAAGATTTACAATACTCTTTTCCATCTCTAACAAAGCATAATCCACATGCTCTTTTTACTTCCATCTTTGCTTCTATAAATGTGTAGCCAATTTCTTGTGCTATTTCTCTAA